CTAACTTCTTTCGAAGTATAGAAAGGCAGTGGTATTCCACCACTGGTCCACCGAGCAGCAATTGCTCGGATCAGGACTATTCCAAAAAGAAGTAGTCCTGCGCTTTGTGGCGTATCTGACGTCATCCTCACGGATGCCGATTTTTCCGCCATAAATACCACGTTGTAAGAAACTCACAAACAACCCAGAAGGGTTATAAATAAGTTGCTTGCAGGATCTAGGTACGACGACACATGTCTCCGTGATGCGAATAACCCGAGACCTAGGAACGAGGGCTTTATAAACATGCCCAAACGTATCCTTATCAAGGTCAGGCTTCGCATAAACAAGAGGCATTCGGATACCCGAATCCATATTCTCCCACAGGGGCACTGGGTTAAAGTCTACTGTTTCCAGTAGTCTACCAAATGTCTTAGGAAGGAAGATTCCAGTTCTTGTCGTGAACTGGGCAAGTAGATTTAATACAACGTAGCGTGAGGCAGGAGTCCTTAACGTTTTCACGTAGACCCCACGGACGTTACTGCCCAAAAAGCAGTCCCATCCGCAGCTTTCACGGAATGGACCTTTGACAAAGGTCTTGTCGTTATTAATGCGAAACCCCAAGATGACTAGCAGGTCGATGACATCCCTAGCAATTAAGCTAGGACAAGCGATGTCATCTCCGTTAACACCCCAAAGGTAACGCACGCCGCCAACGCTATAAGGTATTCCCCTAAAGCGAAAAGCTGCGACGACCACTGCACAAAATATAATAGTCTGCAAGGGAAAGGTATAACCATTCCCCATAGTAGATATCATATTAAGAGGTACAGTACCCAGGCCTTTCACTTCAGATGAATGAGAGCGATACTTAAAAAGCTGATTATAAAAGCTTTTCGGTAAAAGCCACTCAAGCATCTTTAGTGAAATGGAGTCACTAGCGGAAGATAAGTCAATTGTGACAATATCATCATCTAGCGAGCCAAACCTGGCGAGCTCACGATTCTCGAATTGTTGGTTAGACAGGGCGATGCCATATCGCTCGTACAACCTAGATTCGAGTATCCGACCAAGACCTGCCTGAAAGATTGTATTTAAGGTAGGTTCAATACAGATAGTACGTGAGATCTCGTCATTCTTCGGAACAAAGCTAAGACGATTGCTTGGCGTTATAGAGGCCTCTCCATAGTTTAAAATACGGATATTCTCCGCATTTAACCATTCCGGGAAGCTTTTTATATAACGCTTGTACCAAAAGTACAACGAAGAATCACTGCATGTTAGACGGGAACTGAAGAGTTTAGCATAAAAGCTATCCCCCTCAGAACCAATAGAAACACCAGGACCGACGGATCCTCTTTCGAGGATGTCGAACGGGTGGTCAACTAAAGGTTCTCCGTCTTTAAACCAAAACTCGTAAACGGCGCGTCTTACTTCGCCGAGTAGAGTTTCGATTCTCGAATCATAAAGATCCGGCAGAGCCCAGTTACCACATGAATCATTACATGTGATAAACCTCTCAAGAGCAAGGCGATCCGTATCCTTCGTTCTCCCAGTCTCAAGTTTCTTGAGAAAGGAGTGGAAGATCGAATAGCCAGCACATTGAGATAAGGACATATCTGGCCACATAGGACCCTGACAATCAATGAGAAAGTCAGGGCCAAACGTGTCAGATAGATCTTCGAGAAGCAGTGAGTAAAGGACTTCAGGCTTAAGGGCCATAAAGATAACTCCGGTTTTACAAGACAGACCTAAGAAACTAATGAAAGAATCTTAGCCAGGCTATCAGAAGGAACATGATAACCCGAAAGTACTAGTAGCATGGTAGCGACTAGTACCAGGCATTTGCAACACTGGAGAGTTTTCACAACACCCCAGTCAGCAAAGTGTCAGCAAAGTCAGCACTCTCTTCATTGAGGATGCCAACCAAGAAAGACACAAGTGCCCGGACCTCGTCTGGATTGTAAGCATCCATGCCTGCAGGAATGTCGACCGTTAGTCGAGCAATCGCAGTGCACGGAGTACCAGCTTCAGAATAACCACCCTTTCGGATGATCAACTTATACTGGTTATTGGGAACACTACCTCGCAGCCCCGTGAGCGGGTTCGCAGCCGGAAGTGCACGAGGCACGGCCGGTTTATAGAACGACGCCGTAAAAGGCTTTGAGACAGAGTTAGCCGATGCCGAACCTTGGGTTCCGCCAAGAGCGGATACTGCCCATTGCTTAGCATTAACTGCAGGAGCCTGGTCACTAACCAACGTATAAGTTGGGCTAGTGAGACCAGTAACTGTCCCACCGGTAGTAGAACTATCGGGTGAAAAAGGCATAACAACCTCAAAGAGAAAATATATGCGATACTCGTTTAGGCTAAATCCTAAGAGACGAGCGAAGACTCTTACTAGCAGAGAGTAATGCAGCTATATTGGCTAACTTACTCCAGGACCCAGGAACCTTAAACTGAAGACTAGGAACTAGTACTCCGGTATAGGTATCCCTGTGAACCGTCTGATTAATAAGAGAATATCTGGCTCCAGGATGCCAGCTTAAGCCATGGGCCACATAAGAAAACGGAGCAGCATTTAGATCAAAGGAGATGTCTGACCAATTAGATAACCTAATGGTAGTTTCACCTCTAGCAACCCAAAGTAGATCCGCAGTTTTAAGTGACGCTGCCTCGATTATGGAACCAATGTTCACAAAATAATCGATTAAGAAGGAGTATGGGATTAACTCCCAGACCGTCGGGACAGCCTCCCACCAACTGATACCAAATCGGGATAAACCAATTTGGTCAGGCGGAGGAAGATTCACCACACCGTAGTACTTTACCGAATAGGTACAAGTACGAACTTCATCCTTTGTAATAATACTAAGGATGTCGCCAACGGGAGTAGTGAACGAGCTTGAACCTTTACTGTGGGAAGAACCCTGAGCAGTAAAAGAAACAAACTGCCTAGGGATCTGACGGTAAAGAGTATTAGCAAGAGCTTTTACTCCATCGTCAATATCACTAGAGAGAGGCTTCCAACCAAAGGAATACTCCAACCATGACTCACTCAGCACCCTACGTGAATCAACCAGCGGGGCACCACGACGTTTCCTAAGTCGTTTCTTTACGACTTTATGGAACTCGAGGATACTCTGCTGGAGGGCAACGAAAGGATGCCGAATCTGATGAAGGGTTTCTCTAAATTCGCCAAGCGAAATAAGACCCTGAAGGTCAAACTGAGCCTTGCGAACTTTTGAGATAAAACCCATCATAGCCTGGTTGTTAACAGAGGCTTGGAGGGCGGTATCGACCGGAGGCAGAGTTAACTGGCTCAGGTACAAATTACCGTTATACTCTAAGTCGTACTGGTCAAGAGTTCCATAAAATGGATGACGAATCTCAATATTGGACCAAAAGGAAGACTGCAAAACGTGAATCCCAACAGGACTCGCGATTGAAATATTCCTCAAAGGTCGTAAAGGGGACCCGTCAGCTTCAGAAACAGTTCTCAAAAATCCAGTCCGAGAAGCGTCAAGATAAGTAGTAGCGTTAGCGCCATCACGGATAAGCTTGCGGAAATCACGATCAGGGTAATCGCTCGTAACAGTATTTTTATAACTGAAATGAGCAGAATTACGCGAGATAATAGTATTCCGTAGCTTCGTAGTGTAGCCAACGTTATACACATCAAAACGTTCTCTCGTTTTTAACATAGAGGTAACCTCAGCATATTAACAAAAGAGAAGAGAGACTCGAACCTAAATTGGAAGGATCAGCTGTTTAGGCTGAATCACATCCAGTATCCATCCTTCGATATAAGGTATGAACCAATCAGCGTGCTCGTCAGAGAGATGAGATCTCTCCCAGATGGAGCAAGCTAAAACGGT